CGCATTTGAACGTTGCGGCGGTCAAGGTAGATCAGGATATGATCTTAAGAGCGCTAGACGTTCATTAAATATTTTATTGTCTGAATGGGGCAATAGAGGACTGCATTTTTGGGAAGTTGCAAATGTTAATATGGCCTTAAATCAAGGTCAAAATAAATACAGAATTTATAAAGATGCAACTGCTAGAGGGTCAACTACTGATTATCCTGCAAAAGATAATGCTGGTACTTATATTTATAATGCTACCGATATTTTAGAAGTAGTATATAGAAATCAAGTTTCAACACCTACAGATGTTACAATGACTAAAATTGATAGGTCCACTTATCAAGCTTTAGCTAATAAAGAATCAGAAGGAACTCCATCACAATTTTTTATTCAAAGATTTAGAGANTATACAGANATAACTGTATATATGACTCCAAGTTCTAGTACCAATAAATTTTTAAATTTCTATTATCTTAAACGAATTCAAGATTCNGGTATTTATTCTAATAATNCAGATGCTCCATATAGATTTTTACCTTGTATGGTTTCAGGTTTAGCTTTTTATCTAAGTCAAAAAGTTGCTCCTGATAGAACACAAGCATTAAAGTTATATTATGAAGATGAACTTAACAGAGCTTTAACAGAAGATGGATCTCCAACAAGTTCATATGTAACACCAAAAGCTTATTATCCATCGGTTAGTTAATTATGGGAAAATTTGCATCAGGAAAACACGCTATCGCCATTTCAGATAGAAGTGGTTTAAGATTTCCTTACAGAGAAATGGTTAAGGAATGGAATGGTATGTGGGTACATTATACAGAATACGAACCTAAACAACCACAATTGGAATTAGCTGTAATAGGTGCTGATGGAATTGGATTAGAACATCCAAGACCTGAACAAAGAGGAAGAGTTACAGTTCCTGTAATGCTTCCTGAAAATCCTTTTGAAACTTATACAGCAGGAAGTGGATTAATTTTTGTTCATTCTCCTACTCATATGAGAAACGAAGGAGACACTGTTAGATTTAGAGGAACTCCTGATCAATCAACAAGTACAGGTAATTCACAATTTCCACCTACTAATAATGGAGCACCAGGTTTTTCTAATTGTAAAGAGATAGATGGAATTCCAGGGTCCAGTATTTGTGATTCTGCAGGGTATGTAATTGATGTAGGAAAAGGAATGCCTTTAAGACAAACTACATTAGTTGATGCATTAGATGCTAGTCAAACAACAGGAATTAAATTAACTAATTCTACAGCTTTTTCAGCTGTAACTACAAATGATTTTTTACGTCAGGCTATTTTAATTGACAATGAACTTATAAGATATACAACTATAGCAAGCGACGATACTTTAGGACAAGTAAGTCCTGAAGCTACATCAATTAATCCTAATGTAGTTACTAGAGGTGCTTATGGTACAACNAAAGCTACTCANAANGCNGGAGCAANTGTTACATTAATTGAAGATCCAGANAATTATTTTCAATTTACACAAGCTNCTAATGCTACAGTAGGAGGAATACAAGGAGGCGGGTTTCCAGTTTCAGCTGGNCCTGTTACTATTACACCATGACATATGATGAATTAGTTACAAAAATTAGAGATTATTGTGAAGTAGATTCTACAGTATTTACATCTACTATTGTTAATGGTTTTATAGAAGATGCTGAATTTAGAATAATGACAGATGTAGACCTAGATGTCTTCAGACGTAATGATTATTCTACTTTATCAGTCGGAAATGAATTTTTAACCCTTCCAAATGGTATATTATTAATAAGATGGCTGGAGATATATAACAACTCCACAGGAGCTAGAGAGACTTTAATGCAAAAAGATGTCTCTTTTATTGATGAATATACAGCAAATAGAACAACTACAGGCACACCTAAGTTCTATGCTTATTGGAATGAGACAAAATTATTATTGGGTCCAACCCCTAATGCAGCCTTGAATGTTGAGTGCGCTTATGTTAAAAGACCTAATACAACAGACGGTACAAAGTTAACGTCTACAAACACTACTACGTATATAAGCTTAAACGCTCCAAATACGCTCTTGTATGCTTGCCTGGTCGAAGCATGCACTTTCTTAAAAGATAAAGACCTGCTAAATACATATGAAGGTCGTTATCAACAATCCTTAACAGGGTTAGGTATCGAACAACAAGGTAGAAGAAGAAGAGACGAATACGTGGACGGAGAAATTAGACAAAAACTAAGATCTGTTCCACCTAGTCCATAATAAAAACGGAGGAAAAAAATGGCAAATACGGTATGTACAAGTTTTAAAGAAGAACTTTTATCTGGAGAACAAAATTTATCTTCAGGTGGAGACACATATAAATTAGCTTTGTACAATAGCTCATATACAGGAAACGTCGCAACAACTACAATTTATACTACTGGTAATGAAGTAGCTAACAGTGGTACTTATACTGCTGGTGGTGGAACTTTAGCTAACCAAGCAGTATCGGTTGATGGTACAACTGCGCTCGTTGACTTTGATGACCTTTCTTTCACTAGCGCAACAATTAATGCAAGATATGCATTAATCTATAGAGATGGCACACCTACTAAAGCAGTTTGTGTTCTTGATTTTGGTTCAGACCAAATCTCTACTAGCGGAACTTTTACAATTCAGTTCCCAAGTGCAGGTGCAAGTACAGCTATTATAAGAGTAGCATAGGAGATTAAATGGCTTTTAAAACAAATGATCGAGTTAAAGAAACCTCGACAACAACAGGTACTGGTTCGTTTACATTAGCTGGTGCAGTTACAGGTTTCATAACTTTTAATGCAGGTATAGGAAATAGTAATACTACTTACTACACTATCGTTGGGGAAGATAATCCTAGCGAATGGGAAGTAGGTATTGGAACTTACACTCACGGAAGTACTTCACTATCAAGAGATACCGTAATTGGTAGTAGCAACGGTGGGGCTAAAACTTCTTTTACCGCTGGAACAACAATAGTATTTGTTTCTTTACCAGCAAGTAAAGCGATCATGTTTGACGACAGTGGAAACATTGTTGATGGAGCAGGAACAGACACAGGTCTGGCAACTAAAGGATTCGCAACTGCAATGGGAGTTGCGTTATAATAAGGAAAAAATATGGCACAGAACTTTAGAAGACATAAATCATCGGCGCCAGTAGGTACAGCAGCTACAACTATTTATACAGCTACAGGGTCTACTTACAATGCAGTCGTTGGTATATCTCTTGCAAACGTTCATACAGCAGCAATCAATGTTAGCGCTTACGTCGATGTTGGAGGAGCTGGTACAAACTTAGTTTATTTAATTAAGGATGCACCTCTTCCAGTTGGATCGGCCTTACAGGTCTTAGACGGTGGAGCTAAAATTGTCATGGAAGATAGTGATATACTTAAAGTAAAAAGTGATATTGCTTCTTCTTTAGATGCTTATGTAAGCGTTGTTCAAGAGATTAGTACATAGGAGATTAAAATTGGCATACGTAGGCAACATACCGGCTGAAGCATACATCAGCCTTTCATCACAAACGTTTACAACGATAAACGGGACAGGATATACATTATCATCTGAAGTTACAAACTCAGAAGATATTGCTTTATTCTTAAACGACGTACGTCAACAACCTTCTACATATACAGCTACAGGTACAACTTTGACCATGGGCACGGCAACTACTACGGCTGATGCGATGTACTGTGTCTATCTAGGAAAAGGAATTCAAACAGTTAATCCTCCAGCAGCTTCTGTTAATACAGCAGAAATTGCAGATGGTGCTGTAACAAATGCGAAAGTAGATGCTTCGGCAGCGGTCGCATATTCAAAATTAAATCTAACAGATAGTATTGTTAATGCAGATATTAATTCTTCAGCGGCAATAGCTACAAGTAAAATTACTGGATTAGCTGCTTCAGCTACAACAGATACTACAGATGCATCAAACATCGGATCAGGAACTTTACCAGATGGTAGATTCCCAGCTACACTTCCAACAGCGAGTGGAGCTAACTTAACAAATTTAAATGCAACGAACCTTTCTACAGGTACAGTTGGAACAAATAGACTTGCTTCTACAGGTACAGCTTCATCTTCTACTTTCTTAAGAGGAGATCAAGCATGGGCAGAAGCGGGCGGAGGAAAGGTACTTCAGGTCGTGGAAGGCTCTCATTCAACAGCAGTTGCAACAACAAGCACATCTTATGTAACAACTGGTCTTGAGGTAGCAATAACTCCATCAGCAGTAACTAGTAAAGTTTTAGTTATTTGTACATTTCCTGGTCAACAATCTGGTAGTGATTATGCAGCAAAATTTACTCTTTATAGAGATAGTACAGATTTATCAAGTGGTTCTGAATTTGGAATTACAAGAGCTAATGTTGCTAACATATTTACATCAATAGCAATGACAGTTCTAGACTCTCCTTCATCCACTTCAGCAATAACCTACGCAGCATATATAAAAAATGGTGGAAGTGGTACTTCTACTTCTTGCACTGGTAATTCACCAGGTAGAATAATTGCAATGGAAATAGGAGCATAGTATGATTTGTGAAGCAATTTTAAAAATTAAATCAGACGCAAAAGTTTCAGTTTCAGGAACAGATATAGATACTTGTACTCTAACTTGGCATGATGGAAATCCAACTTCAATTACTAAAGATCAAATTAAAGCTAAAATAAATGAAACTGCTTATATAAATAAAAGAGCATCAGAATATCCTAATGTGAATGACTTTATGGAAGCATATACAGAAAAAGAAATAGGTGGAGATGCTACTAAGTGGGATGAGTATGTAGTAAAGTATAACAAAGTAAGGACTGATAATCCAAAATAATTATGGGAACAATTAAAACAACAAACATACAATCGATATCTGGATCAGGAACAGTAACTCTTGGTG